AATGGTCTGAAACACTTCAACAGATCACCTATCAAAACTTCAATGGAAGGTGACTTTGATACAGGCAACGTTAGATACAAAGCGAGAGAAAGATATGTATTTGGATTCTCTGATCCAAGAGGTATCTTTGGTTCAAACGCAACGTAATCAATAATTTTAAAGGGGCCGATCACAATTCGGCCCCTTTTTTAATATAAGGTGTAAAAATGAAGAAATTCCTAGTAAATATATGGGCTTATGATTACCACGGTAAATTTGAAGTGGAATCTGAAGATAATCCAACCTCATTGGAAAAAGCAATAGTTGACAAACTAGGAGAAAATGATATTATCTGGGAAACAACGGGAATGTTCGCCCCGTTAAACAGAATAACCTATGAGGAGGTTACTTATGATACAAGACCTATACAAACGAAAAAGGTCCTTGGAGTTGAAGTGGGAACAGGAGCATCTGGATAATAACAGATACACTCTTGAAATGGTAAGAATCGATGACAAAGTTAAAGAAATCATCACAAAGATTAAATTAGAAGAAGCAGCCATTGCTCACAGACAGAATACTGTTGAAGGTTCTGCTCCACAAGTTTCAGTAGCTACTTAATAAAAGCTACATTTAAAAAATCACATATAATCCGTAGGCTCTCTTGCGCTCTATTAAAATGTATTGTATAAAAGACACACTATACAATTTAATTAGAATACTGACGAGTATAGTCGACGGCCTAGAGACAGCATTCGGAAAACTAGGAGGATATAATTATGGCAAACACTACATTTTCAGGACCAATATTAGCTGGTACTATTAAAAATACTACTGGTACTACAGTTGGAACTGACATGAAAAACACAGGTCAAGTTGTAATGGCTCAAAGCTTTGCAATTGATCTTTCAGGCGGAGCAATCGCAGCTCAAGCATCAGACGTAATAATTCCAGCAAACTCACAAATCATTGATTGTGTTTTTGATATTATTACAGCAGCAAACACTTCTACTAATATTAGTGTTGGTTTTGTTGGTGGCGCAGCTACTGCTCTTGTAAATGCTTATACAATCGGAACAACTGCGGGTAGACAATACCCTGAAACAAAAGCTGGTGGAGCATTAGCTTGGGAAGACATTGGAACTTCTGATCAAAGACTTAATTTTACTAACTCTGCAGCAACAAACGCAGGTGAAGTTAGAATTACAGTTCTGTATCAGCAAAATACAAACTTTGCATAATAAATAATTAATGTGGGGCTTCGGCCCCACATATAAATTTTAAGGAGAAAAAATGGCATCATACTCAAGTGATCAACTCGTAGCTCACGCTACAGCAGATGGACAAATGGTTCCAGCTACACAAAGAGCTAGAATAACTGGTATTCAAGCTTCTGCATCTGCAGCTAGTCAATCTATTGCTTTTCACAATGGAACAGCTAACACTGCACCATTGATAGCTAAATTTGTTTTTGGAACTGAAGGAATAGATTTTTATGTTCCAGGTTCTGGAATTTTATTTGAAGACGGAGTTTTCGTAGATATTAGTGCAAATGTAACTGGTGTTACTATAACATTTACGTAGGAGTAAATTGTGGCTACACTAACTTATACAGTAACCGTAGCATCGGGAACAAACGCTTTTGGAACTGCTAATAAATTTTTTATTAACGGAGAAGTAAGTCCTGTATTATTTTTACAAGAGGGTGATACTGTTATATTTGATACCTCTGATAGTTCTAATACTAATTTTAAATTTTCTTTTTCTGCAACTAAAGATGGAACTTTTACAACTGGTGGAACAGAATATACAACAGGAGTTACTCACACAGGAACTCCGGGATCTACAGGAGCAAAAACAACAATTAATGTTGCACCTGTAAGAACAGTCGGAGCACCTTTATTATTTTATTATAATTCGGGAGCTACAACTACATCTGGCATGGGTAATACTGCTCAAACTATTTCTCCTACTTCTGAAACTACTGAATTTAATCCACAAATAGATGAAATTATAGAAGAAGCATTTGAAAGAACTGGTGTAAGAGGAACTAGAACTGGTTATCAATTAAGATCAGCAAGACGTTCTTTAAATATTATGTTTCAAGAATGGGGAAATAGAGGTGTTCATTTATGGAAAGTAAAACTAGCTAAAGTTCCTTTAGTTGAAGGACAAGCAGAATATAATTTTGCATCAGATTCAGAAAATTTTCCAAGTGACATTAGTGATGTATTAGAAGCATACTACAGAAATAATACTACAACTACAGACACTCAAGATATTGCATTAACTAAAATAGATAGATCTACATATTCACAAACTCCAAACAAATTAGCTAAAGGCACACCATCACAATACTATGTAGAAAGAAAATTAAACCCAAGTATATTTTTATATACAACACCAAGTTCAAGTGTATCTAGTACAACTACACCAAGTAATTTTCAATTTTGTTTTTATTATTTATCTAAAATTCAAGATGTAGGTGCATATAATAATACATCAGATGTAGTAAATAGATTCTATCCTTGTATGATGTCTGGTTTAGCTTATTACTTAAGTATGAAATATTCACCAGAATTGAGTCAAGAATTAGAGCGAAGATATGAAAGTGAATTATTAAGAGCACTTGATGCAGACAATCAAGGTACATCTACTTTCATTTCACCACAAACATTTTATGGAGATGGAGTATAATGGGTAAGTATGCTTCTGGTAAACATGCATTAGCAATTTCTGACAGATCAGGAATGGTATATCCATATTCTGAAATGGTTAGAGAATGGAATGGATCTTTAGTTCACACTTCAGAGTTTGAAGCGAAACAACCACAGTTAAGTCCTAAACCTGTAGGTTCAGATCCTCAAGCTTTATATAATCCAAGACCACAACCTTCATCAAAAACAAGTTTAATACTTTTAGATAATAATCCATTTACATCTATTATTTCTGGTGGTGTAACTTATGTAAATGTTTTTTCAGAAAATCATCAAAGAGCTGCCGGTTCTATTGTAAGATTTAGAGGACCACCACAAGTAACAAGTTCTGGACCTGGAGGTTCTGATCCAGCTGACTTAAGAAATTTACAATCATTTGCTAACATTCCAACTTTTGATAATGTAAGTGATTTAAATAATGCAAATGGTTTTACAATTGCATTAGGACAAATAGATGCTGCTGGTAATATTACTGGAGCAACAACATCTGATCCAATAACTAATCCAATAAATTTTTTTCATATAACTAGCACTAGTAATGCAACATCAGGTAATATAAAAGGTGGAGGAACAAATTGTTCAGCAGGACCTGTAACACTTGAGGTAGTAAACGGATAATGGCATACACTTTAGATAACTTAAGAACTGATATTAGAAACTATACAGAGGTAAGTAGTAATGTATTAAGTGATTCTGTTTTAGAAAGAATTATAGTCAATGCAGAAAATAAAATTACAAGAGCAATAGATACTGATCAAAATGTATTCTATGCAACATCTAATTTAATTGTTGGAAATAGATATGTAACTATTCCTGATGATTTAAGAGCAATTAGATATGTTCAACTAACTGATCAAGAAGGTAATCAATATTATTTAGAACAAAGAGATACAAGTTTTATAGCAGAATATTATTCTACGCCTGATACAAATGCTGTAGATATTCCAAAATATTATGCAAATTGGGATGAAACTTTTTGGGTTGTAGCACCAACACCCGATAAAACTTATGCTATTACACTTGCTTACGACAAAGAACCTATAAGCATAACTGATACAACACAACCAACAGCAGCGCCAGCCGCTACAAATGGAACTTATTTATCAAATAAATATCAAGATTTGCTTTTATATGCTTGTCTAGTAAATGCATATGGATACTTGAAAGGTCCGCAAGATATGTTACAATACTACACAAAAGCATATAGTGAAGCTATAGAATCGTATGCTGTCGAACAAATCGGCATCAGACGTAGAGACGAATATCAAGATGGTGAAGTTCGTGTTCAACTCAATGTTAAATCACCATCAAGTTAATAAGGAGATAAAATAATATGGCAAATGTAGTACCTTTTAGTTTTGGAACATCACTACTTTCTGGTCATCATGATTTTGCAAACGGAGGAAATACTTTTAAACTTGCTTTATACACAGCAGGTTCAGGTGCACCTTACACTACTTCAAGCACGGTGTATTCTTCAGGAGTTGCTAATGAAGTCGGAACAGGAAGTGGAAGTCAATATTCAACTGGTGGAAATACTCTAACATCACAAGCAGTAGCTAATCAAACTAATGTAGCAACTGTAGACTTTGCAGATACAGTTTGGGGAAGCCCTACACCTGCAACTTTTAGTGCAGCGTATGGAGTAATTTACAATAGTAGCACAGTTGATAGTACAGCTAATAGACTAGTTGTTGTTTTAGATTTTGGTGGAACTAAATCTTGTTCTAACGGAACTTTTACAATTACATTCCCGAATCCAGCTTCTGGAACACCTGCTGGTTCTGATGCGATTATTAGTATAACTTCGTAATAGGAAAATTAAATGGCTTTGGTTTTAAATGATAGAGTAAGAGAAACTAGTACATCACAAGGCACGGGTAATATAACTCTTGCAGGTGCAGTACAGGGTTTTATAACTTTTAATAGTGGTATTGCAACTTCTAACACAACTTATTACACTATCTCTGAACAAGGCACAGCAAATTTTGAAGTAGGGTTAGGAACTCTTTCAGGTTCTACAACTTTAGAAAGAACAATAGTTTTAAGTAACTCTGCAGGTACCACTTCAAAAATAAATTTTAATTCAGGTGGTTCAAGTACACTAGATGTATTTTGTACATTGCCTGCAACTATTGCTAATTTACCTAGTCCAGTTGAATATGGTTCTTCATCTGCACCAGAATTAATTACTGTTACAGTTGCAAGCAAAACATCTACTCATCCTTATTCAGGTCAAGGTTCTTCAAATGCTTATTATTTAGGAGGTCTTGAATCTCCTGCGATTACTTTTACAGGAGCAGATGCATCTTATAAATATTACTATAGATTTGATCAATCAGATTCTACAAATAGTGGACACCCATTAAGATTTTATTTAGAAGCAGATAAATCTACAGCTTATACAACAGGTGTAACTACTAATGGTACGCCAGGATCATCTGGTGCGTATACACAAATAGCCGTTGATGTTAACACACCAAATGTTTTATATTATCAATGTTCTTCTCATGGCTACATGGGTAACTTTGCAAACACGGTATCTAATAATGTAAATGGAAATTTAACAGTTGGATCACAGTTAAGAATGCCAGACAATACGTCTGCTAAAATATTAGTTGCAGATGGTACAAGTTATCAAGAATCAGCAGTATCGGGTGATGCAACAATAGCATCTGGTGGAGCGCTAACACTAGCTAACTCTGGAGTAACAGCAGCTAGTTATACAAATTCATCAATTACAGTAGATGCAAAAGGTAGAGTAACAGCAGCATCTAATGGAACAGCGGGAGCTTCAGCGGGTTTTGCCGTTGCAATGGCAATCGCGTTATAGTATAAGGAATAAATTATGGCACAAGATTTTAAAAGATTCGGAGATCAAGACGTAGGAACATCAGCAGTCACTATTCATACTAGTAATTCTAACGATGCTATAATTTCTATTCGTCTTGCAAATATAACAACATCAACAATAAATGCAGACGTATTTATAACATCTTCAGTAACAGGTGGTTCTCAAAACCACTACATAATCAAAAATGCGCCGATAGTTAGTGGCGGATCTTTAGAATTAATTGACGGCGGAAGTAAATTAGTAATGCAAAACGGAGACGTAGTTAAGGCACAATCAGATACTCCAAGTTCATTAAGTGTCTGGATGTCTACAGTTGATGCAATAAGTTCATAGGAGTAATCATGGCGTATGTAGGAAATGCACCGAAACAAAATTTAAACACCATGAACTCTCAACAGTTCAACGGTGATAATTCACAAACAAATTTTACACTTTCACAAAGTGTGGCCAACACAGCAGAAGTAGAAGTTTATGTTGGAAACGTTAGACAAGATCCATTTTCAGCTTACTCAATATCTGGTGGTACAACTTTAGCTTTTACAGCGGCCCCTCCAACAGGAACTGGAAATATCTATGTAGTGTTTCAAGGTAAATCAGTCGGTAATGTTGAACCAGGAGCAAACAGCATTCAAGCAGGAATGATTTCTGCAATAAACGGTGGATATAAAAATCTAGCAACAGTTTCAGAATCAATAACAGTGGCCGCATCAGATAACATGATGTTATGTGGTCCAGTATCATTTACAGCAACAGTCACAGTGAATGGAACATTAACGGTAGTATAATATGGCAACATTATTTGTAGATAAAGTAGACCCACAATCAGGAACAAGTTTAGAGATAGGTAGTTCTGGAGATACCATTACTACTGCAACAGGAGCTAAACCAAGTTTTTTAAATCCATCTTTTCAAGCGTTTTTATCTGGTGATCAAACTTTAAGTCACGATACTACAACAGTAATAGCTTGGGATGGTGAAACTTTTGATTCAGATTCAGATTTTGATACATCTAATTACAGATTCACACCTAGCGTAGCTGGAAAATATTTTGTTTATGTTACTTGTAATATAGATGTTAGCGCAGGTTTTTATTATGCATCATCAGAAGTTTTAAAAAATGGATCTACTCTTCCTAGTGCAAGAATTTTAAATATATTCGAAAATTTATCTAGTTCAGATGATAGTATTGAAGGTATTTTTTTAACATACCACGGTATTGTAGATATGAATGGTTCAAGTGATTATTTAACTGTAAATGCATATCAAGCTAGTGGTAATTCAGGAAACATAAAAGGAACTAGAACAATTTGGGGAGCTTACAGAATATTAACATAAAATTATGGGAACAATTAAAACAACAAATATAGAACCAATCGCTAACAACGGCACAGTAACCCTGGGTAGTTCTGGAGATACTATATCAGTGTCAAGTGGTGCTACGATGACAGGTCAAAACTACCCTGCTTTTAAAGCAATAATGTCTAGTGGTCAAACTATTACTGCAAATACATTAACTGTTGTTCAAATAAACAGTGAGGTTTTTGATATTGGCGGACATTTTGATACAAGCACTTATAGATTTACACCACCTGCAGGTAAGTATTGTTTTATTGGTAATCTTGGTAATGGGGAATATGAAACATATTTAGAAGTTTCTATTTTAAAAAATGGTTCAAGAGTTAGTGAAAATATAATTGAATTAAACTCTGGCACTTGGGCTGGTAGGTCGCCTGTTCATGCAGTAGAAGAAGCAAATGGTTCAGATTATTTTGAATTAGGTGCAAAAGCTGGATCAAACATGGGTATTTTAAGTAATAATTACAGAACATTTTTTTCAGCATTTAGGTTAGGATCATAATTATGGCATCAATTATAAAAGCAAATCAACTACAGGACTTTGGCGGTAACAGCATTTTAACGTCTGATGGTGCGGGTGTTGTGACTCCTAATGCTGTTGGGTTAAAAAATACTCCAGCTTTTTTTGCTAATTTATCAGCAGACCAAACGATTTCAAATGCTGCTTCAACTAAAATAACATTAGATAATACACTTGTTGATACAAATAATGCTTTTGATACAAGTAATAATAGATTTGTGGTTCCGACCAATGAGGCGGGTTTGTATAATGTTTCTGCTTCAATAAGAAATATGTCATCAACTGACTTTGATAGTTTTTATCTTTACATTAAAAAAAATGGTTCTGATTTCTTATTTAATGGAATAAGAAGTGAGTTTAGGGAAACAACAAGTATAACTGCGGTGGTTAATCTTGTAGTAGGAGATTATTTAGAAGTATTTTGTTACAATGGAAGTGGTGGAAATTTAGACATCGATGGTACAGGTTCTGGGGGAAGTAACTTTTGTACATATTTAACAGGACACAAATTAATAGGATCATAGATTATGGCATTAAGTAAAATAGATTTAGCAAATATGGTAGAGAATCAAATGCCTCAAAGTTTGATTGCTGATAATATCAACTTCAGAAACATCATCATCAATGGAGATATGAGCATTGCTCAAAGATCGACTTCGGTTTCTTCTCTTACTTCAAGTAGCACATATAAAACAATAGATAGATTTGTTACTGAACTAGGAAGTAATGGAACTTGGACACAATCTCAATCAACAGATGTTCCAACTGGTCAAGGTTTTGGAAAGTCTTTAAAAATGGATTGCACATCAACAGGAAGTGGTGGCTATCTTCACATAACACAAAGATTTGAAGGTCAAAATTTAATATATCTAAATAAAGGTAGATCAACTGCTGAAAGTTTAACATTATCTTTTTGGGTTAAGTCTGCAAAAACAGGAACTTATATTGCTGAATTTAGAGATACAGATAACACTAGAAATATCTCAAAATCTTACACAATCTCATCTGCTAACACTTGGGAAAAGAAAACCATAACTTATCCTGGAGATACATCAGGTGGCTTAAGCAATGACAATGGAGCTAGTTTAGAATTAAATTTATGGTTAGCTGCTGGAAGCAGTAATACATCTGGAACTTTACAAACAGACTGGGGTTCTCAAGTATCTGCAAACAGGGCAGTTGGTCAAGTTAATCTTGGAGATAGCACATCAAACGAATGGTACATTACAGGATTACAATTAGAAGCTGGAACAGCAGCATCTGATTTTGAGTTCTTGCCACATGATGTGAATTTTAATAGATGCAGAAGATATTATGAAAAATTTGATAATTCTGGAGATCCTGATAGTGAAATGTATTGGATTGGTATTGCTTGTGCAGACACAAATACTGATGCAAGAACAGTACTTAAATATTATCCAAAAAGAGCTAATCCAAGCACTTCATTTACAGGAACAGTAAGAGTTGATCCTGGAAATAGAACAACAACTACCATGTATTTTGACACTCAAAGAACTCAAAGTAGTTTATTTTATTTTAATGCTTTTTCTGCAAGTGGTTCAGCTAGTGATGCTTTGTATATGAGATTTAATACAACTAGTAGTAAAATAGAATTAAATTCGGAGTTATAATTATGATTAGTACAGTAGAAAAATTTTATGTAGATGGAATATTTAAAAGTTATAAAATGACTACATCAGATAATAAGATTTGGTTTGTACCACTAGACGAAGCAAACACAGATTACCAAGAAATTCAACAGTGGATTTCAGAAGGAAACACTGTTATAGATAACGTAGAATAAGGAGGAAAAACTATGGCATCACTATCAAGCAAGGTCAAAACTTACTGCGCTAACAACGGCGTAGCAAATGTAGACTTCATGACAGACGTTTTGCTTCAGGATGACTCGAACGGTCAGGGACCTTACATCAAGGCATGGAATGTGTCAGGTGTAGCTCAACCTACTGCAGAGCAACTGAATGCTGTGGACTCTGCTGCAGATCTCGAAGAGAGACAAAATGCAGTTAGAGCTACAAGAAAAAACGCCTACGGTGATCTGGGCTCACAGCTCGACATGCAGTACCACGATTCTGTCGACGGTACAAGCACATGGAAAGACCATGTAGCTGCTGTTAAGACTGCAAACCCGATCCCAACTGAATAAGGAGATTAACAATTGGCTTACGTTGGAAAAGCTCCTCAAACAGGAGCGTATCAGATATTGGATGACATATCAGGGTCATTCACCGGATCAACACCAGGACCGTTTAACTTAACGGTTAACGGGACAGCTGTGTCTCCAGGTAACGAAGCTAATTGTATAATCTCTATTTCAGGAGTCGTACAAGATCCAGCGGCATTCACAATAACAGGTTCGCAGATTTCTTTTAGTTCAAACCCAGCATCATCAGATACTTTCTTTGGTACAGTTCTTGGTGATGTGTTTGACATCGGAACGCCGACGGACTCGACGGTGACCGCAGCAAGTTTAGGTTCAACATTTTTTATGAAAAACAGTCAGACGTTTACAAGTATATCGATGGCAGGTTCTACTAACGGCGCGTTAGTTGGTCCTGTTACAGTTAGTGGTACAGTGACTATACCGTCAGGGAGTACATTCGTAATTTTATAATGAGTAAGTTAGAGACAAACACAATTGATAATATATCTGGAAGCAGTACGCTTACAATTGGAGATAGTAATACATCTACAATTACATTAAAATCTGGTGCTACTCTTACAAACTTTCCAATTAACACTCCAGCTTTTTTTGCTCATTCTGCATCAGATCAAACTGGTGTGTCAGATAATACTTACACTAAAGTAACTTTAGGAACAGAAGTATTTGATGTTGGTACTTGTTTTGGAAGTTCAAGATTTACAGTTCCAAGTGGCGAGGCGGGGAAATACTTTCTTTATGCTTCAGTTAGAGGTGAAGTACTTGGTAATTCTGATTTGAACAATGTCTTTGCTGCATTTTATTTAAATGGTTCAATATATTTGGAAAACAGAATGAATTTTCAAGCTAATCCAACAAGAATTTCAACAAACACAATTCAGGCAGTTTTAGATTTATCAGTAGGAGATTATGTAGAATTATATGGTGCAGTAGATCATGCTGGTTCATATGGAATAGAAATTGGAAGTAATAATAAAGGAACAAATTTTGGTGGATACAAAATTATAGAATAATATTATGGCAGACGGAACTTTAAAAGTAGGAACAATAACAAACAGCGCAGGATCTGGTAACATTACTATTGGATCGGGTGTAACTATTAATGTTAATAGACCAGCATTTCAAGCTTATTTAGGTTCTAATCAAACTGTAGCAGACGCTACGGCTACAAAATTAAATATTAATACTAAAGTTTTTGATACTGATAGTTGCTATGATACAAGTTTATACAGATTTACACCTACAGAAGCTGGTAAATATTTAGTTTATGGAAATGCAGAATGGTATTCAACAGGTAATACTTTTAATTTTGGTGCGGTTAGAATTTATAAAAATGGTAGTCTTTTATTTAGTTTAGGACATAATGGAAATGCATCTGGAGGAGCACAAGAAGGAAAAGAAGTTACTGGTGTTGTTGATATGAATGGATCATCTGATTATTTAGAATTGTTTGTTTATCAAGACACAAGTGATTCTTCTAATGTAACTTTAAATGGTGGTAGTATAAATAATTATCTGGGAGCATATAAAATAGGAGCATAATGACAAGTATATTAAAAGCAGACACGATACAGGACACAGACGGTAATAACATTATCAACGAAAGTGGTAATACTATTACTATCGGTGCATCTGGTGACACGACAAATATCATAGGGACATTACAGAACAATGGTGCCGCTGTTGGTGGAACTAATACTCCAGCTTTTGAAGCATATTTAGGTGGTAGTGGTGGTCAATCTGTTTCTGACAATACTCTTACTTTAGTTCAAGCAAATACAGAAGTTTATGATACTGATAGTGCTTACGATACAAGCACATATAGATTTACTCCTCAAACTGCTGGTAAATATTTTGTGTATGGTGCAATTCAATATGAAGCTGGATCAAATGACGATTTAATTGAAGATTATTTGTATTTTAAATTTAATGGAAGTTCTAATATTTTAGAATCACAAACTGATTTTTCAAACGTTAAAATTAGACTTCATTATGTAACTGGAAGTATAGTTATAAATATGAATGGTTCTTCTGATTATGTTGAACTTTATGCAAGGATAAATACTTCAAGTGGTAGTGGACAACTTCTTGAAAGTGATAGTCAATATGCAAGAGCAACACATTTTGGAGCATACAGAATTATAACATAGGATAAATTATGGCAATAACTAGACTAGGACCAAATCAATCATTAAATTTAGCAAGCAATGTTACAGGAACATTGCCAGCAGCTAATGGTGGTACAGGTGCAACTAGCTTTAAGGCAGGTAAAATAGTGCAAGTAGCTCAATCTGTAGGCACAACAGTAGTTACACCTTCTAGTGCAACTGTTATTACATCTTTATCATTTACACCTACTAGCTCATCAAACAAAGTTATGTTGTTTGCAAACTGCGCTCAAATTAGAAAAGCAGATGCTGGAACTGGCTCTGCAGCTGCAATAAGAGTTTATGTAGGTAGTTCAGCAACTAATTGTAAATCTGAAAATGAAGGTTATCCAGAAAGTGAAAGTGATACTAGAGGAAATATAACTTGTGTTGGTTTTCACGATTGTTGGAGTGGTGCAGAAACAGTTTCTGTGCAAACTAATGGATTTGGAAGTAATATTTCTTATTCATGGCAAAATGCTCCAACAACTTTAGTTGTTATGGAGGTAGAACAATAATGGCAATAGAGCATATAGATTTAATTGTTAAAGCAATTTTAGAAATAAATCCTAATGCAAAATATGCGATTAGAGATAATGATATTCAAAATATTGAATGGTTAGAGGACACAACACCCATACCAGCAGCAGACATAGAAGCTAAGATTGCTCAATATCCTAGTGCTGAAGAGCAAAATGCTGCAGAAGAAACAGAAAAAGCATCTGGCAAACAAAAACTAAAAGATCTAGGATTAACCGACGCTGAGATAAAAGCACTGACAGGAGCATAGACCATGCTTTTCGGATTTGCTTCATTTGCCGAAACAGCGATATCATCAATATCGTCGGCTTCTAGCGTTACAGTAATAGCACAAAAAAATAGATTAACTGCAACTATAGGACCTTTTACTGTTGCAGGAACTTCTTCTGTAGCAAATCCAAGTCCGACTAAATTAACATTAGGTACAGGAACTGTAACTTTATCTACAACGGCTAATGTTACAGGATTAAAAGTTCCTTTAGTTTTAGGCACTGGAAATGTTACTGTTTCTGGTAATGCTAATGTAGCATCTGTTGGAAACGCGTTGACTATTAAGACTGGAACTGTTACAATAACAGGTACAGCTAATGTAACGAACCTTAAAGTTCCATTAACGCTAGCAACAGGAAATGCAGGAGTTATAACTTGGAATGAAATTATACCAGGAGCAACAATGGTGTGGACACCAATAAAACCTTATTAATATGGCATCAACTTTTTCAACAGATTTATCATTAGAACTAGTAGCAACCGGTGAAAAAGCTGGTCTATGGGGTGCAATCACTAATACTAATTTAGAAATATTACAAGCCGCAGCATCGGGTTATGTAGAAGTACCTATGACATCAGGTTCTGATGTTACATTAAGTTTGGCTGACGGATCGGCGACCGCGAATGGTAAGAATCTATATCTAAAATTAACTGGCACAATGACTGCCAACATTAGTTTAATCATACCTGCATCAACAACAGGTGGTACAGCAACTAGAATCTATATCATAGAGGACGCAACAAATAGAACTACAGCAAATAAATTTACATTAAATATTAAAACAGCTGGATCATCGAGTCCGGTTCCAGTGCCTGTAGGATCAACATTAATAGTAAGATCAGACGGAACAAATACAGCTTTGGCTTTAAGACAAGAAGGACATTTAGCTATCAACTCATCTTCTATTACAGCTTATACTGCTGTAAGTGGTGATGTATTATTAATAGATACACAAAATAACCCTGTTACAATTACATTACCTGCTTCACCAAGTGCTGGAGATAAAGTAAGTATTATGGATGCTTCGGCTGCTGGGGGATTTGGTTCTAACAATGTTACAGTAAATAGAAATGGTCAACCTATAAGAGGTGCTGCTTCTAATTTAACTTTAAGCACTAATAATCAATCGATTAAACTTTACTACACTAACGCAACCAAAGGTTGGCAATACGTATACAACCAAACTACATAGGAGTAACAGATGCTTACGAAAATTAAGTTTGCTCCTGGAATTGACAAACAAGATACTGCTGTTGGAGCAGAAGGTCGTTGGGTAGATTCAGATAATGTAAGATTTAGATATGGCCTACCAGAAAAAGTTGGTGGTTGGCAATCTCTTTTAACAGATACTATTGTAGGCGTAGCTAGAAAACAACATGCTTTTGTTGATAAAGAAGGAAACAGATACGTTGCAATAGGAACAGATAAATTTTTACTTGTATATTTTGAAGGTCAACTTCATGATATAACACCTATCAAATCTACAATTTCAAGTGTTGTTATGTCTGCTCAAGATGCAACACAAGAAGTATCACTAACATTTTCATCTAATCATAATTTACAATCGGGTGATATTATTTTATTAGATAATGTGACTGTACCTGCTGGTATTGGTTTAACTGATGCTGCATTCGAAGATAAACTATTTCAAGTAACTAGAGTTACATCATCTTTAATTGCAATTATAACAGGATCTCAAACTACAACAGGAGCTGCTGGTGGTGGAGCGTGTGATGTAATTCCTTATGAACCTGTTGGCCCTGCCGCACAATCTTATGGTTACGGTTTTGGTATTGGTCAGTACGGTGGTACAGTTCAAGGTGCTCAACAAACTACTTTAAACGGAGCGTTGTTAGCAGACACAAATGGTACTGGTGGATCGGGGACCGTTATTAATGTTACATCAAACACAGGTTTTCCAACAACAGGAACTATAGCAGTTGGTAATGAATTAATTACTTACACTGGAAAAGGTACAAATACTTTAACAGGTATAACCAGAGGAGCTTTTGGTACTGCAACTTTTGGAACTTCAAATGGTCAAGCTCATTCAAGTGGCGCTACAGTTACTGATGCTACAAAATTTTCTGGATATGGAAGTGCAGTGGATGCTGGAACAATAATTCTTGAACCTGGTCTTTGGTCATTAAGTAATTTTGGTGATGTATTAGTTGCAACTATCGGTAATGGTAAAACTTTTACATGGAACTCTGATATTGCAGCAAGATTAACTACAAGAGCATCGACATCAACTTCTAGTTTTGAAACTACAAACAATCCAACAGCAACAAGAACAACTTTAATTTCTCCGACTACACGTCACTTAATTCATCTTGGAACAGAAACAACTATTGGAGATCCAACTACACAAGATGATATGTTTATAAGATTTTCTACAAACGAAAAAATAAATGAATACACACCAGAAGCAACCAATACTGCAGGTACACAAAGATTACAAGATGGTACAAAAATCATGGGAGGTCTAGTTGCAAAAGAAAACATTCTAGTGTGGACAGATAATGCACTATATACAATGAAATTTGTTGGTGCACCTTTTACATTTGGTTTTGAACAAGTTGGTACTAACTGTGGATTGATTGGCAAGAATGCAGCTATCGAGATTGATGGTGTTGCATATTGGATGGGTAATAATGGTTTTTTCTCTTTTGATGGTACAGTAAATACACTACCTTGTTCAGTTGAAGATTATGTTTATGATGATTGTGATACAACAAAAGGACAACAAGTTGCAGCAGGTATTAATAATCTATTTACAGAAGTTGTTTGGTGGTATCCAACACAAGGATCTGATTTTAACAATAGATATGTAGTTTACAATTACGGTCAAAACAATGCGCAATTACCTATGGGTAATTGGTACACAGGGACAAATACAAATTCTATTAGAACAACTTGGATTGACTCATTAGTATACCCAAAACCTTATGCTACAGCTTACAATAGTTCAAACAATGGTAGTTTTCCAGAAGTTTTAGGTCAGAGTGGTTTGGGACAAAGTGTATTTTTTGAACATGAAACAGGTAATGATCAAATTAATCCAGATGGAAGCACTACTACTTTAACATCTTTTATAGAGTCTTTTAGCTTTTCTTTACAAAAAGATCAAAGTGAAGTATTTCTAGCCATGAGAAGATTTTTACCAAACTTTAAAACTTTAGTAGGCAATAACCAAGTGACTATATCAGTAAAAGATTTCCCTGCAGATAATTCTGTTACAAGTGCATTGAGTCCTTTTACTATTACATCAAGCACAACAAAAGTTGATACTAGGGCCAGAGGACGTTATGCGAGTATTAAAATAGAAAACACAGCGGCCGGCGAATCATGGAGATTTGGTACGTTTCAAGTAGACTTACAACCAGATGGAAGAAGAGGATAATGACAAAAGTAGTAGTAAGATTACCAGAACCTAAAAAAGAATATAGTGAAGATAACCAAAGACAAATTAATAAAGCATTAACTAATATTATTGAACAATTAAACTCAACATATCTAACACAACAGAAGGAAGACCAGGAAAGATTTACCTGGCTAGGATTAGGATAATGGCAAATATATATAAAAATGATAAAGTAAGTTTAACTAACACAAACGTTACAACTTTATATACCGTACCAAGTAATTCACGTGCTATTGTAAAATCTATTTTAGTAGCAGAAGATGCAGGAAGTGCAGCAGTAGTTAAGGCAACATTAACAAATTCAACAGGAACAGCTTTTGTAATTGATAATAATGTAAGTTTAAGTGCTAATGAAAAAGAACAAATTTTGACTGAACCTTTAATTATGACAGAAAGTGAGATATTAAAAGTTCAAGCAACTAGTGGTGCAGTAGATATAATTGCATCAATATTAGAAATTAACAGGGAGGACAGATAATGTTTGTAGAACAAGAAGAATCGTTTGAAAAACAGACCATCGACGGTGTTGAAGTAACAGTATACAAACCTAGAGTTGAGGTTACTGTAAAGCACATGAAAACGGGCCAAGAGTATGGATCAGACGAAGAAGCAAAACAAGACGTAGATGACCCTAATACAGACACTAAACAAGAAGATATATCTAGAAGTGTTCATATTAAGGTACAAAGCATACCACTAGGTAGTCAAACTAATATATTTTAAGGACGTTGACGAATGAATAAAAACCTTGTAAATTGTAATACATTCGCCTTTTTACAAGCTTTGCGAACTTGCTTTCATCGTATAATATAAAGAGAAACTATGGGATTTTTAAAAAAAATATTCAAACCAGTATCGAAAGTATTAGATAAAGTAATACCTAATGAAATAAAACCAGCATTACCGTACCTTGCTGCGTTTGCTCCTATGTTTGGTCCTACATCAGCTTTAATGGGAAGTGGTATTATGCAAAGAGCATTAATATCAGGTGGATTAAATGTTGCTGGACAACTTGCACAAGAAGGTAACGAAGGTGATATTAATTTATTATCAGCGGGACTCGGAGCGTTGTCAGGTGCAATGACTGCACCAGGAACTCCTGGAACTCCAGATAGATTTATAGGACCAGCGGAAAAAGGTTTTATGATTGAGGGCACTCCAGCCACTACAGGTTTTCAAGATTTTGCAGCAAAAGGAATAAACAGATATGGAGCCGATAGTGCAATGGGAGAAATTTTAACTGGTGCATCTAAAGCTTCTAAATTTATGACTGATCCTGGTTTATCTAAATATACAATACCAGTAGCTCAAGGAACTGGTGACTTAATGTTTGCACAAGCTAAAAGAGATCAAGACGCTTATGAAGATGAAATGGCTGCAGAAGCTGAAAATGAATACGCATCTAATGCATCAAGAGCATTAGCTATTAGACAATCTATGGAAGCTTATGGTTTTAGTGATGAAGAAATTGAAGATGCAATTGCAGCAGCAGGATATGCATATGGTGGTAGAGTAGGATTAGAATTTGGTGGTATACCGGCGGCATTAGAAAACATAGAAGATGATGAAATGAAAGATACAGCAAAATTTGTATCTGCTATGGATGATATGGATATACCTATTATGGATTTAGTAGAAGAATTTGAAATACAATTTAAAAGAAAACCAAATAGTTTAGAAGAATTAAAAGAATTTTACAAAGATAGATACGACTACAAAGGTCCGGCAGATGTTAAATTAAAAAAAACAATGGAAGAATCTTTTAGAGAAAAAGCAGCTGAAGGTGGACTAATGGATCTTGGTGGTAAAGAAATGGATTTAAGAGGTGGAGGATTTGTACCGATTGGTAAAAAAGAAAAAGCAGACGATGTACCTGCAAGATTATCAAAGAATGAATTTGTAATGACTGCTGATGCTGTAAGAGCAGCAGGTGGTGGCAGTGTTAATGAAGGTGCAAAAAGAATGTATAAAGCAATGAATGAATTAGAGGCAAGAGTATAATGTCAACGACAACAACGATAACAAAACCAGCACCAATTATAGAAGGTTCACTTACCGCCTTTTTAAAATCAATTGATAAATTAGGTAAAGGTGCAGTACCTTCTACTTTTTCTGGTATTGATACATCTAAATACGATCCAAAAGTTGCAGCACAAGATGCTTTACAAAAACAAGCAGCACAGGCAGCGGCAGGATTAGGAGCACTTACAGGTCCAGATGCGTTTAAACCTTTTATGTCTCCGTATCAACAAGAGGTTATTGATACAACACTAGCAGAATTTGACAGAAACCAAGCAATTCAAGATACAGCAATGAGAGATCAAGCTATTGCAGCTGGTGCTTATGGTGGAGGTCGTGAAGGTGTTATGGCAGCAGAATCTGCAAGAGGTGCAGCAGCGAGTAGAGCACAACTACAGGCACAATTATTAAACCAAGGGTTTCAACAAGCACAACAAGCAGCCGCAGCAGACTTACAAGCACAACAAGGTTTAGGTGGTTATCAAAGTCAACTAGGTCAACAGCAACAAGCTTTTGCACAAGCTCAACTAGATGCAGCACAAATCGCAGCAAAAGAAAAAGAATTCCAACCGTTCACACAATTAGGATTGATCGGTCAACAACTCGCACAAATTCAACCAGGTGCATTCCCTACACAAACTGTAGGTACTGCAGCAGTAGCTCCAGCGGCTAGTCCTATGTCACAATTCCTAGGAGGTGCCGCAGGTATCGCAGGTATTGGTGGTAAACTAGGATTATTCGGCTAATGAGTAAAATTTTAAGAAGACCAATGTTTAGAGGTGGCCCGGTAGATAGCCGTGGCACAGGTATTACATCTGGATTAATGGATACACCTAATTATGCTACAGGCGGTAGAGTTGGTTATAATCAAGGTAAGTTGGTTTTAGGTGGAGATTTATATGGTAAAGAAGACTATACAAAATTTATAAAAAATTATGCAGATAATCTTAATAAAAATTCTGCTCTTTACAAATCAATATTTACAAAAAATAAAGATGGAGAAGTAGTAATTGATGATGACTCCAAATATAGTTATGAAAATATGTTTGGACAAGCTACAGGAAAATCAGAAAAACCAGAGTCCATATTTACAAATGTAGATCCATTATTAGATTCTACAAGTACACTTCTTCCGCCTCCTGGTGGAACTAAAGCTTTAGGAACAGCTTTAAAATCAGACATATTATCAAACCTTAAAGAATCTAAACAATTTGATACATCATCAGTTCCAAGAGGACCACAAGAATTAGGTATGACAAGTAGAGAACAAACTGATGATATAATTATGCCACCACCTGATGATCCTCAAGGTAATAATGAACAAGTTACAGACATTGATGCTAGAACATTAATGAAAGAAAATGCAGAATTATTTAAAGAATTATTAGGTGAAGCAAATGAGAAAAAATTAAAAGATGCAAGAATAGGTGATGCATCAGATTACTTGTTAAAATTCTTTGAAGGTTCACAAAAAGAAGGCGCAACGGTAGGATCTTCCGCAGCTGATGTAGCAGCATTTGCAACATCTAGAGACAGTAGAACAGAAAGAGCAAAAGCAGGAATTGAAAAACAAGATCAAACAGCAATGGCTTTAGCAATTAATGATTATGTTGCAGGTAAGAGATCTAAAGAACAACTAGATATGTTAAGTAAAAAATTAGATATTAATTTAAAAAATAAATTAGATTCAATTGATTATTCTGCAGCTGTTGCAACATCTGCTGAAAAGGGAAAAAGTTTAACTAAATTAGTTGGTGAAAGTAACGAAGACACAACATCTAAAAAAATAGAAAGTGCAACCAGACAATATGCAGACTATAGAGGTTTCCCTATTCCACGATCTATTACATCAAAAGAAATAAAAGGTGATGATACAACTCCACTGGTAACTGATACTACAGAATTATTAGTAGAGGCAAACAAAGATCAAATATTTATAGACAAATCAACTAAAGAAGTTTTTCAAGTTGTAGAGGACCCTGATAATCCTGGGAAATTTTTAAAGAAAACATTATATTAGTAGGAGAACCTGATGGTTTATATTCCTGACGAAAGAATTAAAAAAAATTTAGAAGACAGGCCTAATTGGGCTCTATCTATGGCAGCAGCCGTACCCTCGGGTGTTATAAAAATTGTAGAAGGAACTGCAACATTTGGTGCAGCGCTATTAGATTTAGGAGTAGATAAAGATAGAGTAGAAGCAGTAGAAGAATATTTTGACAAAATAAATCCATTTGATGAAATAGCAGCTTCAACAGGTATTGGTAAAATTACAGAACTTATAGTTAATATTGGTGTACCAGGTGGTGTAGCATTTAAAGCGGCTAGTGGTTTAGGTAAAGCTGCACTCAAAGCAAAACAAGCTGGAACTTATTTAAGTAGAGGTGAAAAATCTAGAAGATTTGCACAAGGCGCAGCCGCTGCTGGTGTTGCTGAAGGTGTTACAGTTGGTGACGTGCAAGAAGCAGGAACCTTTGGTGATTTTATGGGAGGTCCTACAGAAATAGACAGAGATGATGATAGTGCTGCCAACGAATTAATGAACAGATTAAAATTTGGTGTAGAAGGTATGGCATTTACTGGTGCGTTTGGCGCGGCTGGTAAATTAGTTAGTAAAATGAGAGAGGTGCGTGGAACAAATAAAGCGAAGCGTGGATTAGATAAAGGAATAGATAAACTAGATAGTTGGTTTAGATCTAATGGACTTCAAACCATGGAAGGTTTTGATGCAAAAAATACAATGGCTGGAAGAATAGCTAGAGACACTAACGTCGGTGATATAGCTATGAGAGATATAGATAAGATAGCCGATAAAATAACCAACAGTTATAGAAAAGTTGCGGTAAATAAAATTCCTTTTCAAGAAGCTAAAAAAGGTATTGTTAAAGAAATGAATGATGTGTTGATGTCCGGAACAGCTACAAATGGTAAATTAAAACCTATTTTTCAAACAGTAGACGAAATTAAATTAGATGCAAAAGGAAAAGAATTTAAAACAGGTAAACAATTGTATGACGTACAAATAGAATCAATACCTACTGCTAAAAAAGAAGCTTTAAGAAAACTTTTAAAAAATAAATACAAGGCAAGTGATGAAGATATTACAAAAATGTTTGATCAGTTTGATACAGTTAGAGATAAATGGGCTGAATTATTTACAGGCATGGGTAGAAGATTTAATCCTGAAGCTCTTAAAACATTTGAAACAATGTTACCTAAATATATTAATGATGTGTTAGATAGAGGATATGAAGTATTTAGAAATAATCCTATTACAATTGCAGATAATATTAGACCTACAAAAACTTTAATTAAAGAAGCCGTAAAAGAATTTCAAGACATTGCTGCACAAAAAGGTTTAAAACTTAATGATGATCTTGCAAGAGATATGGTTGATAGTGTTTGGAAAGGGGCAGAAATGCCTAAAGGATTTAGACTTGGAGTAGGAGCTCCAGGACAAGTAAGATTAGGAAATGTCCCTGCATTTATGACTAAATCTTTAGCAGATAAAATTACACAAAAAACTATATCGGATCCAGCAACAGCTAATTTAGAAGAATTAAGTGGTGTTGCAAAACCTGTCATACAAAAACTTTTAGGTAAAGCACAAAATCCTATGTCTTCTATTGTAGAAGGTACAGCTAATTTATCTTCACAAGTTAGAAATGCTCAATTTTTTGATGATTTAATATTAAAAAATAATAAATTAAAAGCAGATTATGATGCGTGGTTAGAGGGTGGTAGAGTTGGAACAGAACCTAGAATTCCTTTTTTATATAATAGCAAAAGAGATGCAATGAAATATGCAGGTGGAACTCCTGATGATTTTAAACAAATTGTGTCTACAGATAAAGGTGCATCATTTAGTATAGATAAATGGACTGATGAAAAAGCTTTTATAAAAAATATAGATGACGACGAAATAATAAGAACAAATGCTAAAGGAGAAATAGAACAACTAGTTAATCCTTTACAAGGTAAGTTTGCACTAAAAGATTATGCGGAAGCATTTAAAAGCACACAAAATTCTGGAAAAAGTTTTCCAAGACAACTTTATAATAGTATGATTTTGTATCCTAAAGGTTTGTCTCAAATGTCTAAAACAATTCTTGCACCATTTACTCACGCAAGAAATTTTATTAGTGCTACAGCGTTTGCTGCAGCTAACGGGCATTTACCCTTTGGCAATATAGATGATGTTAAAAAAGCTTGGAATTCTTTACAAGCTCCTGTTATTGGAGGTAGAAAAAACAATGCATTCTATCAAGAACTATTAGAACTTGGAGTAGTAAACTCTAACGTACAATTAAAACAAGTAGCTGATCTATTGGAGGATGTAGATTTTGGTGGAACCTTAAACAGATTAAATAGTGATTATGGTTTAGGTAGATTTCTTAAAGGTCTTAAAAAAATAAAAAGAGGTGCTGAAGATTACTACACAGCAGAGGATGATTTCTGGAAAATATTTACATATCTAGGAGAAAAATCTAAATTAAATACTTCATTTAAAAATGCAGGTTTAAGAGATGGTATGGAATTTATTGATATGAATGGTGCTAAACAAATATATAACGAACAGTATTTAAAAAGAGCAGCAGCTGATATGGTAAAAAATAATGTACCTAACTATGCTTTTGTATCAGACTTTATTAAAGGTTTAAGACAACTACCTGTTGGAAACTTTGTAGCTTTTCCTGCAGAGATTATTAGAACAAGTGCAAACATTGTTGAGACTGCATTAAAAGAAATTAATTATTCTACAGTTATTAATGGTAAAACTGTAAACCCATTAAGAAAAAGAGGCATACAAAGATTAACTGGTATGGCATTAACTACGGCTGCATTACCGCTTGGTACAGTTGCAGCAGCACAGGCAGTATATGATATTGCAGATGAAGAAATTGATGCAATGAGAAGATATGTTGCAGACTGGTCTAAAAATTCTGTACTTGTGCCATTTAAAGATGAAGATGGTAAATTATCTTACGTAGATTTCTCACACTTAAATGCATACGACACTGTTACAAGACCAATACAAACTGTATTAAATAAAGTTAATGCTGGTAGAGCTGATGAAGATGGATTAGTGGATGATTTTGTTTTAGGTATGTTTGAATCTACCAAAGAATTAGGTTCACCTTTTATTAGTGAATCTATTTGGACAGAAGGACTAGCAGATATATTTGTAAGAGGAGGAAGAACAAGAGAAGGAAGATCTCTTTGGAATCCAGAGGATGCGATTGGAGATAAAATGTCAAAATCAATTAGTCATTTAGTAGATACACAAATGCCATTAAACTGGAAACAAATGCAAAGAATTGGTTTAGCAATTAAACCCGTAGATAGTTTAGGTAGGTTTGATGAGAGAGGTAATCAATATGATCTTGGTAATGAACTTGCAGGTATTGCAGGACTACGAAGAGTTGATGTAGATCCTACTAAATCTTTTAATTACAAAATTACTGATTATAAAAAAGGAGTAAGAAATTCTAGAAATCTATTTACATCTGCTACTTTAAAAGGAGGTGTGGTAACACCTGAACAAATCGTTGATGCATATATAAATGCAAATAGAGCTTTATATGGAATTAATAGAGAAATGTATTTAGACATGGAAGCCGCTAAAATTTTAGGAATGAATGAAGATTCTTTAGCTGAAAGAATGATTAACAGGGGAGAAAAAAAAGCATTTAATTTTATAAATGAAGGAGAGTTTAGACCTTTATCAATTTCAAAAGATGTCAAAAATATTTTTGAAATAAAAGCTTCTGAATTAGGAGTAGCAAATCCTTTTGAACAAGCAGAAGATGTAATTGATAGAATTAAAGATGTTTTATATGATACAAATTTAACAGGAGATTTATTTCCAGATATACAAAATCCATTTAGAACTAATTTATTACCAGATGCAGTAGCACAAGCTAATCAAATAATTGGTAATAACCCTGCAACAACAGCAATGACCGGAGCTCCAGGTTTTGTTGGACAACAAAATACTAACATTGATCCTGTAACTGGACTTACGTCAGCAGAAGAGATATTGTTAGATCCTTTAGAACAAAGGTACAGAAAAAACCAAAGAACAAGATTAACATAATGGCACTAGAACCTAAAAATACGAGAGAACACATTTTATCTTTGTACGGACACATATCAGGTGTTAAGAAAAATTTAAAACATGTACACGAAGACGTAGAAAAGTTGGGCGGTAAGATAGATCAAATCTATTGGGTTCTTTTGACTGTAGCGGGAACTGCAGTCGTTTTTGTGTTGGAAAGGATGTTTGGATGAATCTGTCTCGTAACTTTTCTTTACAAGAATTAATTAAATCAGACACAGCCATACGTAAAGGTATCAATAATAATCCTAGTTCAGGTCAAATAGAAAAATTAAAAGAACTTTGTGAAAATATTTTACAACCAGTTCGTGATCATTTTGGCAGAGTTAAAGTGACATCAGGATTTCGTAGCGAAGATTTGTGTGTTGCAATCGGCAGCTCGGTCAATAGCCAACATGCAAAAGCAGAAGCGGCAGATTTCGAATGTATGGGAACCGACAATGCTGAATTAGCTGACTGGATTTATATGAACCTGGAATTTGATCAATTGATACTCGAGTTCTACACTCCTGGCGAACCCAACTCGGGATGGATTCACTGTAGTTACACCACAGACAAACCTAGAAAACAATTTTTGTGGGCTTACAAATCAGAAGGTAAGACAAAATACAAACCTGTAATAGGTAAAGCTAAAGATTTAGTTTAGTCACAGATACAACCATAAAAATCACCAGTACCGTCATTCATTACATGAACATTGTATGGTGCATCATAGTATGTTGTAAGATGCAAACGAAGTATGTCACATAGATCAAAGCAATCTATTTCAGCCATAATTTCAATTCCCTGCATCATTTCTTTTGTTACAGAAACTAAACTATACAAACCATCATTTAATAATATTAAATCCAATCTCTTAACTCCTCTCCCATAACTTCTGTTGCAATATTAATCTTCTTACGCAAAGCTTTTCTAATCTTTTCATCAACAGTTTTTGGTGCTATAAGGTCAACATATGTTACCGCCTTCTTCTGCCCTATTCTATGCGCTCTGTCTTCTGACTGCAGCCTTTTTTCTAGGTCATATCCATTAGAATAATAAACCACATTATTAGCAGCAGTTAATGTAATACCATAACCACCAGTTTGTGGATTACCAACAAAGAATCGCGCAGGTGAATCTGGGTCCTGAAACTTTTCTATATTTTTTTGTCTGACATCTGCAGCAACTGCACCATAGTATTGAACTATAGAGTCTTCTCCATACTTTTTAGATATAGCGGCTACGATTTGTTTGATATCATATACATAGTTAGCCCAGATAATTACCTTACCCTCTACTTCTTCAAGCAATTCTAGTAACGAAGTTATACGATTATTTTTTATTTCTGTAATTGTATCATCATCATTCTTAAGATGCCCACATGTGATCTGATGCAAACGCATTAATTGTGTTAATACATGAGGAGCGGTAGCCATCTTGCCTTTTAGTAGAGCGAGGGCCGCGGATTTCATAGTCTCATATGTTTTCTTTTGTTCATCTGTTAGTTCTACTTGTCTTTCTATGTATGTTTTTTCCGGTAGGTCCAAGCAATTTTCTTTTAATACTCTGTCAGAAAAAGGTTTTAGTATTCTAGATAACTCTTCGAGTCTTTGATAACCGCCAACTAATTGAACTCTACGACCACCAAAATTTGCATTCTTCATTACTGCGTATCTATTTCTAAATGTATAATAAGAAGTAAAACCAAGCAGGTTTTCATTTAAAAATTCACATTGAGTATACAAATCTAACGGTGATTTAGTTACAGGAGATCCTGTAAGAATACGTCTATACTTTGCAAGTTTACCTAATGCACAAATAGCTTTAGTTCTTTTTGCAGTTGGAGTCTTTATGGTTGTAGACTCATCGACAGCCATTATTGTTTTGTGGCAATTAAGAAACTTTGTGGCAAACTCAAGGCCTTTCTTTGTCGAAAATGCTTCTACATTCATAACAAGGATGTGAAGGTCATAGTCTACTTTAAATAATTGCTGATACTCATTATCCTTTGTTTTTGATGTAGTCGCAGTCCATAGTACCGTTTTATTTTCTACATGGCTAGGTAAATGATTTGGTATTTCTTGTGAATACCAGTTTCTATATACACCTTTTGGTGCTATAATTAACGCCCCATCAATTGAGCCTTTATTATAAAGTACAGCAATATTATCAACCAACACTTTAGATTTACCTGTACCCATTTCCATAAAGTATGCAAACTCATCTTTGTACCAAGATTTTTCTAACGCACTTTTTTGATGATCGTATGGTTTAGTTTTAAATTTATAATCAAGTTTGAACTTGTTAAATATTTTTGTTTCATTCATAATTTTTTATTCTTTCTAGTTGACAATTATATAAATTACTGTAAGAAGTCTGTCAAGTAAAAGAAATAAGAAATGAAAAATAAAATATTTGAGTTATACAAACCAGATTCTTTGCAAAGTTTTTTACAGTTTAATAAAGCTTTTCCAAAAGAAAAATTTGTTTATGTAATTCAACAACCACCACCTAATATAAATATATTAAGTGCATCTGATTATGGATACCTTGTAATATGTTTGCCTAATAGAGATCAGGCAATATTTTCTACTGCACCTTATGTGCAAAAGATGAGAAAAAATTTACAAGACTTTCGTAAAGAAGATTATTTACTTGCTGTAGGAGATCCTGTAATAATAGGTATCTCAACTTGGTTAGTAGGTGAAACTACAAACGGACAGTTTAATATGTTGAAGTGGGATAAACGTGAATATAGATACTATCCATTAGAAGTGGACGGATATCAGAAAGGATAATATGAGTGAAGAAGTAAGAGATATGATGTTAGAAGATTCAAAAGATCTTCTAGATAATGTTGAGGTAACAACTGTTGCTGATCAATGTGTAAAACTAAAACAAAAAGAAGATGAGATTGCTAATTTAGAACAGCAACTTAAAGATAAAAAAGCAGAGGCTGATGACATCAGTTCTCGTGTGATTCCAGAATTACTGGCAGAGCAAGGACTATCAGAAATAAAATTAGCTGATGGATCTAAAGTATCTGTTAAAAAAGAATTTAGGTGCACTCTTCCAAAAGATGAAGCGAAGAGAGAGCAGGCCTATGAATGGCTTCGGAACGAGAAGTTAGGGGATATTATTAAAAACAATATCTTTGTAACTTTTGGTAAAGGAGAAGATGACAAGGCGAAGCAATTGCTGGACCTTGCGGCAGAAAATGGATTTGAACCACAACAGAAATCTGATGTGGCTTGGATGACTTTAACTGCCCTGTTCAGAGAGCGTATCGAGTCCGGGCTCGATATGCCTTCTGATGTCTTTAATACTTGGATTAAAGACAAAACTAAAATAACTCGGAAATAATGGAGAAAAAATAATGAGTAATGAAGTAATGAAAAAAGACACTGGATCACTTGCCTTGTTTGGTGATGATGCAGCAAAAGGTTTTGAGAATATGACACAAGACGATATGGCGTTGCCTTTTGTC